TTGTTCTCCGCCCACTCACACTGTTTCAGGAGTGATTCGGCAAATAGTCTTGCTTCGCTAGCTGACATGCAACGTTGATAGTGCTTCCACTTTCCGTCCATGAGCAATGCATTGCGAATAATCACTCGCACCATTTTTCTGTCGCCCAAGTCAAGCGGCAAAGCAACCATGTCCGTCTTGTTCACGTCAACATCCACCACAGTTTCATTCATCATTTCTTCTCCGGTTCATACAAGACACTTACCGCCGCACTGTCGAAATCCTCACGGCACCCGTTCCCGTAGTGAACCTCCACTATGCTCCCGAAGACCATGATGTTCGTAATCATCATCCCCCGACACGCCGAGAACGGAGTCGGCGCCGGCCGCCCCACATAGTACATCTGCGTCTCCTCCGCCAACACGCGCATGGCAACTATCTTGTACCCCCGTTTGACGTGCCCCACGGTTCCATCGGCCAATGTTTGAGTTTCCGACGGTTTTGTTACTCGCTTACGGGCCAACCGACACCTCCTGTCCCGTCACCATCTCCGGTGTCAATCCCATAGCGGCATTTGGCGGCGGCGCGCTCTCGACGGGCTGTTCTTGCAGACCGCTCTGAGTATTCTGCGTCGGCTCGCCGCCGCCTTCTGCCATTGTCATTGCTTCCTGGATCGCCGCTTGGAACTCCGCGAGCAAGGCCTGCGCCTGCTGGGGATCGAGTTCCTGCAACGCCTGAATGATCTGTACGATGTCGTTGCCCGCAAGCAACTCTTCCTTGTTGGGCACATCAAACGCATCCAGTAGCCACGGAAGATACGCAGGCCCGATCTGCTGCATCAATGTCAGTGACTCGTTCTTCTTCCGCTCCTGGTCGAACGGGAGCGCCGTGCCGACTTCAAGCCGCAGGTCGAACGTCGCATCGAAGTTGCTTTGGCTGCCGAACTCCATCACGCTCTGCACACTGTTTTCGCCGAGAATACGCACTTGCTCTTCCGGACTCATGTGCCGTTTGTCAATCTTGAAGACCCAGTTCATCACATCGAGCGTGTGTTCGTCAAGACCCCAAAGAAGCAGAGAGAGATTGATTCGACTGTTTGTCTCGCGCCGCAACGCTTCGGTAGCGGTCTGCTCCTTGCCCGCCCCGCCCTGTATCACGTCCTGTACACTCGTCCCCTGCCGCAGTTCCTCACGCAACGTGTCGAGGTTGCCGGCCGCCGCCTGGTTCATCGCGGGAGGGGCAAGCCGCTCGACCGCACCGCGTTGCTTCGCGCCGTGCACCAGTTTGATAATTGCACCCGGCACCGACCGTATCGCATCGGCTAGTGCCATTCCCTTCGGCACCACAACAGCATCCTCTTCCACCAGCCACGCGGGAAGCCCGAAGAACTTCACGTTCGTGAGCATGAACATGATGGAGATGTTGATGTAGTCTTGCAGCGTCTTGACCATTTCGACGCCGTTCAGACCCCGCCACGTGTGCGGAAGCAGACCATACTGCCCCACCAATACCGGCCACTCGTCATAGTCCCAGACCTGTCCGCCCTCGCTGGGTATCGCATCGAGCTTTGGGTTGAGAATAATGTTCTTCCCCACCATCTCGATGTAGCGACCAAACGGATACTTCGGGACTTCGATCTCGTATTCCTCTTCCCACGTGTCCTTGTCGTACCGCTCACCCGATTCGGCGTCCACTCTGAAGCCGGTAGCCTCATCAAGTTTGGTGATTCCCTCCAGATCGGTCTCCTCAACGGGTCGGTTCCGAGTCCGCTTCACCTTCTGGCTAGTTCTGTCCTTGAACCACAACCGAAGCAATGTCACCTTGGCGGGTTTATCGCTTCCGTCCTTGCGGTAGAATTTGTCCTCCGGCTTCTTCAGAAGCAGGTTCGCAAGTTCGCCCTCGGCAGGAGCGCTGTCGGCTCCGGCATCGCGGTGCCCCGTCTTGTACGACGTGCCCTCCGTTGCCGTTGCTTCCTGATTCTTGGTAACGATAATTCCCCCCTCATCGCCACCCTGCTCGTATTCCCACTCCACGCCCGCCGCCCTCTCAATCTCGTCCTTTGCATCGGGGTAGCGGTCTTGCAGGGCTTCGACGGAGACCGGCATCTTGAGGTAGACAAACTCTGCGTGGTGAATGCTCACGCTCTCAGCGGTCGGGTCTACACCCACCCATTCAGACCGCAATGCCTGCACGACCGTGCGGCCCTTCCATTCCTCGTTGACAGCATCCCACCCGCCGTCCGGCTTCTCATCGCGGTAGATATAGGTGGCATAAACCCCCGACGCGAAGCCGTCCTGTAACCAGTCCACTCGCCGATGCGGAATCTTCACCCCCTTCTCATACTCCCACTGGAGTACCCCCTGCCACATCTCCGCACCGGGAATGTCCCCGTCCTCCTGCGGATTGGCGAGCACCTTGGTCTTCTGCTGACAGATGAGCGCGATGGTCTGCCGTTGGGCGGGGAGCAGATAGTTCGCCTGGATTCGCTCCCACCCCTTCCTCGTGGCGATATTGTGCAGTTGGTCTCCGTAGATGTATCTGATAGCCTCTCGATACATCTTCTCCCACTGCTTGTTGTCCGCCTCCGCCACCTTCACCATCGTGTTCACGCGGGAGGCGAGTTTAATCAGGTCGGGTGTTGCCTTGTTGCCTTCAGTATTGCCCTTGGAATCAGCCATCTATCACGATACCTCTTCAGGGAGTTCGTCGAACGTCCGCGCCTCTTCCACGTCTGCCTCTGTCACGATATCTTCACGCAGACCACCGGCTCGCCCGCCCGCGTTAATGCCCTTGAGCACCGCTCGCCGTGTCTCACGCAGAACAACCCACGTGTTCAACACGAACAGACCAGCCACGCCAAGAATAATTGTTGCGAACAGTATCACGATACTTCCAGTTCTTCCGCCCCTTGCGGCTCCTCAAGTTCTGCCAGCATATCGTCGCGCCCGCCGTCCCGCATATAGCTCCCTACAGATGTCCCGCCATCTATCGGGTGCATCGGTGCCAGATACGCCGTGCGTGTACGCGGACAAGTCTTATGAACCCGGTAGGCGATCATCCACGCGAACAAACAGTCGTCGTGGAAATCCTTCCCCGTCTTGTGCTGCATCTTGCCGCGCTTGTCAACAACGAAACTCGACTCCTCCTCGTGCAACCGCCTGCTCAGACAGATAATCTCCTTGCCCTTGTCGTGGCCGGACGTGCCCCGGCACACCGATATCCAGTCATAGATCAAACCGTTCCTGTTCGACGAGGTGTCAGTCACCCAACCATATCTGCCGGGATCGGTGCCCGCCATCACGTCGATTGTCCCCGTGCGTTGATACAGGTAGACCGCAAATCCATCGGCAATCAACTTCTCAAGTGTGCTGTAACCGGCGTTATTGATTTCAGGCGTCATATACGCCCTGTTGAAGAAGATACACGCCTTCTCCATCTCGTCAGCCAGTTCGTGCGGAGTCGGTCGGCCACAATACTCGGCTGCCGTCTTCAACTCCTGCCGCTCAAGGACACCTATCGCCGACAAGTCCGGCTCGCTACGATGGTTCATCGGATCGGAAAGTTCGCCAAGCGCCACGTCCGCCGCCATCGCATAGTCCCACCCCTCCGTCGGCATCTGCCAGATTCGCCACACGCCAAGCGTGTCTTCGGGCAGTTCAGCCTCTTCAAACCGCACCGACTTGTGCGATGGATCGGTCCATTGCAGATACCCGATCTTGCGGGTGTGCCGCTGAGCCGCTTCCTGCTTCCTGTGCCGCTGAATGATGTCGGCCGGGATCGCACCGCGCCCCGAAAGGAGGAAGGCTTGGCCCGGATAGTAGGGATTCTCCTGATGGAAGAGATCAAGGTTCTTACCACACTTCTCCTTGAGCACCTTCCGCCGCCAATACAGGTGCTCGCGAGTAACCTTCTCCTGCCCGAAATCCTTGATCAGTTGTAACTCTTCCGAGTCAAGCGCTCCGCCTTTGTAATTCCTGGGAACCTTCAGGTAGCACGCCGGGTCTTCTATCGGATTGAAAAAGATAGGCGCATACTCATCAAGTGCCCCTTCGTGCTCGGTCTGATGCGACTCGGCGGTCTTATAACGGTCAGCATACTCGCCCACGTCTCCGTTCGCCGTAGACTCGATTACAACTATGGTGCCGTGCATTTCAGGGACGCACGACATCACCGAGTTCAGCGCCTCGGCATCGTGCGGCCAGAACGCAAGTTCGGACGGGTGCAGATAGGTAAGGGTATCCGACCGCTTCAGCGTAGTCTTGCCGGCCGTCTCCACCTGGAACTTCGAGTTGTGCGGAGGCTTCCAGATCAACTCTTTTGCATTCGAGTGCATCATATCATCTTCATCCCAGTCCGGGTTATAGGAATGGGCAAGCCTGATACGATCAAACAGAACCTTCGAAGCGTTTCCATCGTGGGCACACACGAACGCATTGGTGTTTGGGTTGTTGCACACCAGCGCGTAGAACAACATGTCAATGAACGAAGAACATCCGGGTTGCCGGTGCTTCAGCACGATAATGCGAACCGGAAACCCCATCATATGTTGGGCAACGATCAGACTAAGCAACCGTTGCTGGATCGGAAGCGGCACAAACGGAACAAGCTTCGCAGCTTTGTTCTTGATCTTTATCTTGTCCGCCCACCACTCCAAAAGCACCTTCGGATGGGAAAGCAAATCCATCGTCATTCGGTTCAGATTCCTGCGGGGTTGCCTTGTCTGATAGCTTGGCTGCTCCAGCCAGCACACTATTCACGATATGCGCCATCTCCGGCGACATCTCCGCTTCCTTCTCAGCAACAGGCGCGGGCGGAGGGAGATTCTGGACGGACCCCGGTTGAGTTAGTGATTCCGCCCGCGCCACGACTGCCGCTGCTTCCTTGCTGTCGCCCTTCGCCAGTGCCATCCTCCAGACAACCAGCAATGCCCGATATTGCGATTCCACGGTTGTCATATCGCCAACATATGCACAGGCCGCATCAATCTGCTCCTGTTTGAGGTTGATGTATCTGGTGTTGCCAACCTTCTCAAACTCCAACTGCACCAACAGGCATTCAGGGAGCGGGTCAATCTTCAGTGGCACTGTTCACCCTTTACGCGAGAGTAAGAATGCGATGCCCTGTTCTCCTCAATCCATTCCTCACCGTCTCTGACCAGCAGTGCGAGATCGTCGAGCTTTGCATCGAACGCTCGCAACTCCGCATCGATCCTGGCACCGATGAAGAACTTGCGATCATAACCATAGCCCGAATGCAATATCCGGCCCATCGCAAATCGTGGCGTGCCACAACGATATTTCATTTTTCACGCCTTTCCAGGGAAAAAAGTCCTTTTGTACTTGACTTCGCCGGGAACATGTGGTATACTGTTGCAATGGAGATGGAACCATGAACAGAATCTTCTACAGCAATCATTGGCAAACCAATCTCATTTTGGCAATCTTTCTGGCTCTATTCTTGTCACCCGTATGGCTACCGATCCTTATCTGGCTCATGAGAACTGGGTTCTGTAAATAATAATTCCGCTCCCGCTCGTCGCGGGGCACAGGCTTCTGAAATAAGGAGAACGTCATGAAGCCAGCCATACTGCTCAGTTGTCTACTCGTGTCCGTGTCCGCCCTGGGTGGCGTTTATGAACTCAACTTTACACGACCGTTTGAACGCGCCTTTGTTACCATCTATGTGCCATCCGAGGTAACTGTTTCCGCGCCAGCAGCGCGTCTTGTCGGCACCACATCATGCAACGGCAATACCACCTACCGTTTCCGAATCTTGGCTTGCACCAAGAACATCATCGTAGACTTTTCGCCGACTCCCGCCCACTGGAGTCCGTCCGCATCTATCAGCGTCCGTTACTCATCGCGCATCCAAGACGCCAACTGTGACGGTGCGGTCAACCTCATCGACCTCATCTTTGTCCGTAACTACATCCTCGTGGACATCTTATCCGCCAACGCTATGCAAGCAGATATCAACCTTGATGGCGTCATTAACATCCTGGACTTGCTCGCCATCCGAATTGCCCTTTGGTGATAGAGACCGTAGTTTGTCTGTGCCAACATCGGTCTAACCAACCCAGTCAGCCGCCACGAGGCTCCCCGCTCCGTCCAAGGGGCGCCATCTCATGTAGACGACGATACTTCCCGTATCCCACGGATCGGTTTCTCCGTTGCCCTCAATTAAGCCGCAGGCGCCACGCTGCCAGACGCTGCATACACCGGCCTCCACAGACACACCGCCGTAAGCGCCCCGGCTGTGGCCCAAGTCGCGCCTATGGTCAGCAGCACAAATTCGCTGCCATAGGCTGCGTTTGCCGTGATCAGGTAGGTCTTGAGCGCCGTGCTGTCCTTGACGATAGCTGGTGTCGCATCAAACCATGTCATGCCGATATCGAGAGCCGTGTTCACCGTCGCTGCAATATATGCAGTGGCCACCGTCCCGTTGCCGACACTCGCATTCTCGCCGCCTGCCGATACGCTTTCCGAGACTATGCAAAAGAACTTGGCTTCGACAGTTCCGGTGATATCGAACAGATATGGGTTCGCCGTTGGACGGGAGACGGACTTGCTCGCCATCCTCCACCCGTTGTAGAGCGTGTAGCTGCTCAGCAAGTCCAGCGCCGCCTTCGCGCTGTCGTCGGCCGCTGCCCCCCCGTCCCCACTGAAGGCGCCGGTTATGTCGTACAGCGACTTCCCCGCTGGCAGCGCCGTCCCGTTCACCAGCGAGGCTACGTCAAAAGGGGGCATGACCGATGCACGCTGGCACCAGACATCGATTGCATCCGCTGTGCCGATGTACACGAACACCTGGTATGCGCAGGCGCCCCGCGTGTCCACCATCAGCGTCGCGGGCGTGTTGTCGGCGGGCGAATGTGCGTAGACACCCAGCCCCTTGCTCGTGGTAGTGATCGTGTCCGCCCACATGTCGCCCACGGTCGCCGTTGCGCTCCCGATATCGTCCGAGTAGATCAGTGTGCCGGCCGTAATCACGCCCGTGGCCACAACCTCCGGGACAAGGGGCACCGCATCCGCACCATCCACCACCGTAGCCGCCCTGCTGTAGAGCACCACCTTGTAGTTGCCCGTCTTGTCATCGGTCCCCGCCGCATCCCGCAGCCCAAACTTGAACCGCAACATCGGGAAGTTCTCGGTCGAGCGAATGCCAGACGTGCCCGCCGTGGTCGATGGGGCAGTAGTGACACTGGTCTCGACCGCAACTGCCGTAAACGAACTAGCCTTCGTCGCGCCGTCCAGAATCAATTCCAAGTCGTGTTGCAAGGCACCCAACGCACTGGTTGGAGCCAGAGTACGAGTAAACATGGTGTTCGGAGCCGTGATAGCCATCGGCAGTATCTCCTCGTGCCAATTCAAATAATGTCGTCGCCTATAGTAATTGTGACGTAATTCCCCGACTTTGGCAACGGAAAGTTAACGATTTGCGGACAGATGCCTAACGTTGCCTAAAGAATCGTACTTTTCCACTAATTTTCCTTGATTATTTCCGCTACTTGTGTTAAACTGAACTATACTCAGCCACGGCACGTTGCGGTACTCAGCCGACCGTTCCAGGGTCGGCTATGCAAAAACCTAAGAACCCGTCCGACTACCTCACGCCCAAGCAGACGGCTGAACTGCTTGGCGTCTCCACCGATTCCGTCTACCGCTACCTCCACACAAAACCGCACATCTTCAAGGCGGTCCAGTACGTGACCCCCGGCGGCCACTGGTGGATTCTGCGCGCATCGGTTGTGTACTACCAAACCACGGGGAAACCGTATCCTGAGAAAGGAGACTGACCGTGGCGAAGATGCTGGAGATTAGGCGCTGCATTGAATGCTGGCGCGTTTGTGACTTCCGCGTAGGCGATCAATATCCGCTTCCGACGGACTGCCCTCTCGACGAGGCGCCCGCGCCCTACTCGGCAGAGAATCCGCCGAAAGAAAATGACCTGGTACTGGTACAGCTCGAGGACGGTGAGCAAATAGGATTCGTAGAATGCGCGAGCGGGAAACACTGCAATGTGCGGCTTGCGTATTCTCACCCATCAGAACCCGTGACTGAGCATTTCATGGCAAAGGAATTGAGGCTGCACTACCGCCCGCCTTCAGGAGCCACCACTTAATGTACTACGACCGCACCAACGACCCCCATTGGATTCAGACATATGGCGGCACACGGTTCTGGCCCCTGTCGCCTCATTCTTACGATGTGTTTATTGATGACATCGCCCACCACCTGTCCCTGATCTGCCGCTTCTCCGGTGCCTGCAAGTACCACTACAGCGTGGCGCAGCACAGCATCCTCGTCAGCACACTCGTGCCTGATGATTGCCGACTCTGGGCACTGCTCCACGATGCGGCCGAAGCCTATCTCTCCGATGTGGCACGGCCCGTAAGGCGTCAACTCGGAATCGACCACATCGAAGCGCCAATCCTCTACGCCATCGCCGAGAAGTTTGAACTGGACTGGCCCATGCCCGAAGAAGTCCATTGCGCCGACCAGATCGCACTCGCCACGGAACGCCGCGACCTCATGAACCCGTGCAAGTTCCAGTGGGGGCAGATCAAGGGTGTCGCACCCGATCCGCGCAGGATCATGCCGATGTCCAGCATCCAGGCAAAAGAAGATTTTCTTGACATATTCAACATGCTTACGAAAGGGCAGTAATATGACGTTCCACGTCCCCTGGCAGCCCGAACACTTCGCGATGCTGATGCAACTCCGCGCCGACCCCTCGCTCTCCTGGCAGCGTATCGCATCCGAACTCACCCGCGAGTTCGGCATCCCGCGCACCGGCCAGGCCGCCCGTTTCGAGTACAGTCAGTTGAAGCTCAATGGCGAATTTGAGGTCGGCCCCGTCTCCTATTACATGCCGCAGGTGCAACCCACCCCCGCACCCGACAAGCCCCAGGACGCCATCGACGTACCCAATGTCATCCTCATCTCCGACACACATTGTGGTTGTCGGCAGGCCATCATCAATCCCAAGGTCAAAATCACCCTTGATGGGGGAGGGAGTTACGAAGCATCGCCCTTCCAGATCGATCTCTGGAACAAGAAGTGGGTCATTCTCTGGAACACCATCGTGCCGCGTTGGACGAAGAAAGAACCGTTCGTCATCATCCACCTGGGTGACATCATGGACAGCGTTCATCACAACAGCACCACGCAGATATCACAGAACCCGGTCGATCAGAAGCGGATCGCCAAGACCGTGCTCTACCCGCTCACGCAGATGAAGGGCTTCTCCGGCCTCTACATCATCAGGGGCACCGAAGCTCATTCCGGCGCGTCATCGCACATGGAAGAAGAACTGGCACAGGAACTTGGCGCCATACCCGACAACTGCGGGAACTATGCTCGATATGAATTATGGAAATACGTCGGAACCGGCTCCATCGCCAAGCGCGCATTGATCCACTGCATGCACCACATCGGCACTACCGGCAGCCAGCATTATGAGTCCACCGCCATTCACAAGGAACTGATCGAAGCACTCGTCGAGGCCGGCAGATGGGGCAGCCGCGCCCCGGACTACGTGATTCGCGGGCACCGGCACCGATACATCGCAACCAGAATCGCAAGCGACACCGGTCATTCGATGGGCGTTGTAGTCCCCGGCTGGCAGGGCAAGACCCCATTCGTGTTCCGAATGCCGGGTTCACGACAGAGTGTGCCACAGTTCGGGGCGGTGCTCATCCGCGCCGGCAAGGAAGAACACTACCTGCGCGAACAGTGTTGGGTCGGGTCGAGGCAGATACCGGAGTAACAACTATGCGTTCCGTTTTCTACGCCCTCGTCATCATCGGGCTTGTCGGCGGCGGCTGGCTCGACTTCTGCAAGGGCAACTACAAACTGGCCGTACTCGCCACCCTTTTCGCGGCGGCGAATGCGGTGGTGTTCTACTGGAAATGAACAAAGTCTACTACAACGACAACGATCCGGCCTGTTGCGCTTGGATACGCGAGCTTGTCAGGGCCAAGATGATTCCCGATGGAGAAGTCGATGAGCGATCAATCGCCGATGTCAGACCCGAAGAACTGCGAGGGTTCGGCCAGTGCCATTTCTTCGCCGGGATCGGCGGATGGAGCTACGCCTTGCGGCTCGCCGGCTGGCCCGACGACCGACCTGTTTGGACGGGCAGTTGCCCCTGTCAGCCGTTCTCGGCGGCGGGAAAGCGCAAGGGCACGGCAGACGCCCGGCACCTGTGGCCGGAGTTCTATCGGCTCATCGGCGAGTGCCGCCCTCCAGTCGTGTTTGGGGAGCAGGTTGAAGCGGCGATTCGACTCGGCTGGCTCGATGGAGTATTCGCTGACTTGGAAGGATGCGGCTACGCCTGCGGGTCGGCCGTTCTGCCTGCTGCG